ATGTATGGTTTACTTGGCTCTGTATTTGGTTAATACTGTTTAAAATAGATACATAACCAAGTGTTATTAACATGACCTACACTGCTCCTACCGGCCAATCAGCCGCTGATGACTACTTTGATATCGATAAGTTCCAGCAACTTCTCGATAAACTGGAAAGCTCCAAAGGCCGTCAAAAGCGTCAAGAATCGACCGAGGGTCGCCGTAACATCTTTGCTCAGGGCCTTGCCAGCATGATGAGCAACTTCTGATCACTTAAGGAGACATAAGCCATGACCAGTAGCGTGCCTGCGGGTCAATCCAGTGCAGATGACTGGTTTGATCTAGATAAATATAAGCAAGCTGCGGAAGTGGCTTATAGTTTCTCTAAGAAAAAAATGGAAGATGCCGGAACCCAAGAGCGTGAAACCATCGGCAAAGGAGCCCAAGAGCAACGGACTTCTGCCGAACAAGGTCAGCAGTTCAAGCAAGCTGACGAAGCCCGAGATTACAACCAGGCGCAACGAGCTTATCGATATTGAACTGTTTGATCAGTGGGTTGATAATCTTGACTCCGCTAATCAAGACGCGTTCATTAGCTTTGCCGAAGAAACGTTCTCTGTAATTGAGTGCTATCTATACGCCAGGTTTCTTGGTTACAAAGGAAGTGTTGTTCCGTGTGAACAATGGGTTAAAAGCCATTATCCCAAACCTGACCATCGCAAGAAACTCCTCTATGAAATCGAGGAGATGCAAGAAGACATTCGTAAATTACGTGAAGACGTTGATAACGGTGTCGTAAAGCGTGATGCAGGCGTTGCTCGTATTGCTGGCATGCAAAAAGAGCTGCGAGGTACTATTGCTCAGATTGAGCAGTTTACATCCAGTCGTGATCGCAAAGGCTTGTTAATGGCTGGAGCTGATCGTGCAATTCGTGAGTTGATGGTCATCTTTAAGGACGACCCAATCGAAATTCCTTTGGAAGAAGCATCGATGAGTATTTGGGCAAAAATGCAATACGAAGAAAGTTGATTTAAAATAAACTCATGAATCCAGCACCACAATCCCAAGCTGCTCCCGACGCCAGGCTTGCTGGCGGATTGATGAATGTTGTTCAGCAGCTTCAGAAAAACCGCTTTGGTGGTATTCGTCGTTTACAGGGTGCTCCTGTTGGCGGTGAAACACCTGCCTCTGAAGGAGCTGAAGTTTTAAACGCAATTCGCAACAGCAAACAAAATGAGCAAGAACAAAATGCCCCCAGAACTCCTGGAGCATTTCAAGAAGAAGGAAGCGAAGAATCCGGACGGCAGCGAGATGTCGGACAAGGAGAAACGCAAGGCCGCCCTGGACAAAGCTCGCAAGTACAAAGAACAGAAGAAGGACAACAAAGACGGCGAATGAGGTAGTATTCAGTAATACACTGAACAATACTTACTGTGCCTGCGTATCAACATCTTGCATATCGACGTAATGCACAAGCTGCTGCACGCAGGCAACAAATCCGTGTTCCCCGAAATCTTGAATCCCTGGAGAAAGCAAGGGAAGATTTTGGTTTCTTTTGTGAATATGTAGCAGATAAACCTCCTGCACAACACCATAAAGAATGGCATCGTCACTTCGTGACAGGTGAAGACAGTAGTTGTCTTCTTAAGATTGCTGGCCCAAACGTTGATCTCCTGGCACCCAGGGGCTCTGCTAAGAGTACGGTCCTTGGTTTGTTTACCGCATGGGCCATTGGTATCCATACACAAGCTAAGAAGCCACTACAGATCCTCTACTTGTCTTATACGGTTGACATCGCACGTTCCAAGTCGGCAACTATTAAACGTATCATTGAGAGCAAGCGCTACCAAGAAGTTTTTCCTACCGTACGCCTACTTAAGAACGTCACCAGTAATGAGTACTGGTCCATCGACCACAAGTTTGCAGGCATTGACACCACTGGTGAAGAACAGTTCACGCTCTGCGCCGCTGGTCTTAAAGGTTCAGTGACCTCTAAGCGTTCACACCTTGTCATCATTGATGACGCCATCAAATCAGCCGCTGATATTTCTAACCCGGACATCCGTAAACAGATGCAGGACAACTGGAATGCGGTGATTGCACCCACCATGTTTGAAGGGGCTAGGGCTATCTGCCTTGGTACACGCTTTCGCCATGATGACATTCACTCCACAACTTTCAACACCCAAAACAACTGGTTACAGATTGTTCTTTCCGCCATTCTCAATGATCCCAAAACAGGGGACGAACGGTCGTATTGGCCAGAGATGTGGTCATTGGATTACTTGAAGGAAAAGAAAAGGCAGGCACCTATTGCTTTTTCATTTCAGTACATGAATCAGGTCATCAGACAAAACGAATTGTCTCTTGCGCCTGAACTAATTGTTAAAGCTGAGATTGCTACAGAGTTTGATACGCTTGCAGTTGGTGTTGACCTTTCCGCTGGCACCAAAGAAAAAAATGATTACACGGTGATGGTCCTTGGTGGGCGCATTGGTGATCAGATCCATGTGATTGATTACCGCCGTCTACGCGTCATGGGCAACCTAGAGAAACTAGATGCTCTCAAGGAATTGCTTAATGATTGGTCAGTACTTGGCCGAGATGAAAGCGGCAATTACTTCCCGACTTACTCCACGTGTGATATTTATTCAGAAGCTGTTCAGTACCAGGCTTCCCTGGAAGCCGACTTCAAACGCGTTTGCTTGAATAACGAAAGTCTTTACAACTTAAATTGGCATCCTGTTAAAGGATTCCGTGCAGATAAGTTGGCACGTTTCCGAGGCTGCATGGGGCTTTTTGAAGACCGTAAGATCATCTTCAATCGTTACCGCAACTTTACCGCCATGTTTGAAGAGCTGACCAACTTTGGTGTTAGCAGTCATGATGACACGGTCGACGCGTTAGTATGGTTAATTAATGGCCTTATGAGAAAAGGTAAGCTCCAGCTCGATTACTAAATCCTAAAATTAGAAAAAAGCTTATTCTAGTCGTGGGTCCTGAATACATTGCCATCGGTCTAACGGCCGTTGTATCTGCTGTTACTGGTGGCAGTTGGGTCGCAGGCAAGATCCTGGGCAGGCAAAACGACCAGATCCAACAAGCTTTTAATTACATCGGATCTCAAAAACGTAGGATTGATGTTTTGGAAGACGACTTAAAACGGATGCCTTTGGAATACGTTCTCAAGGTAGACTTCCTGAGAGAAATCCAACAGATGCATGACAACTTCAATCAAATCAACAATAAACTTGATAAGCTAATGGAGAAATTGCTTGAGTCAAAATGAGCTACATCCTTGAGGTCCAAGAGGACGAGAACGGCGAACCTTACATTGTTCTTCCTGATGAGGTGATGGAAGAGCTGTGCTGGCAAGAAGGCGACGTACTTAACTGGGATGTTCGTGGTACAGGCATCATCATCAGCAAGGTTAATGATGCAGCTGGTTACGAGGTTATAGAAGAGTAGAATAAACGGATCGACGGCTGTAATCAGATGTATCAAAAGACGCAAACGGGTGGATTATACGGCGCCAGTTTTGGAAATATGGCTGGACTTAATCCTCTTACAAACCCGGCATTTAAAATCCCTGGCGGAGAAAGTCCGTATAAACAACCGGTTCTACCAAAAGAAGAATCTCCGGAAGAAAATATTCCTTTCTTTTTTCCAGGGCAGCCACAGCTGCCTAGTGCAGGAATCGGTAATGTTGGTGGTGTACTGCTTGCACAAGCTCAACCCAGACAGACTTTGAAACAGCTTATTGGTAATCGACCAGGGGGCATGAGCGATATTCCAGGAGATGTACGTTTCCGTCAAGATACACAATTCTTGCCATACGATCCTGGTAATTCCGCACAAAACACTACACAAAATCCGTTGCGCGGCTATCGTTGGCCAGCTAATTTTAGCCCAAGAGGGTATGTAGGACCAGGGATTAGCCCATATTTTGGAAGGTATCAAGGACCTGGTTTGCAAGGTGAAATGGGCACAGGTGCAATTTAAAACTCGTAAAACTGCTAGTATTTAATTAACGTACAAGGTGAATAATGGCTGACGCTAAAGCCCGTCTACAAGAAATCATCAACGCTTACCTGGATAAGGACAGCAATATTGTTGTTGATACGGGCATTGTTGCGTCCCATATTGCTCAAATGAAGCTCTTTGGCATCCGCCAAGGAGTTGAGTTTTTTCCATCCCAAGATAACTTCGGTGCACAGCGCAAGGATTTCCTTGATCGTGTGATGAAGTACAACAAGATGGATACACGCCTGGATTCGATCTGGGAGTATTTCCTCTGTGATGGCAAAGGTCTTTTTTATATCCGTCCTACTAAAAACAATTATCGTCTCTACTATTTTCGTGAGCACGAATATCGTGCCTATTACAACGTTGATGGCGAGCTTGATGAAGTTGTAATCATCTACAGCTATAAGGTGCGTCGCGGCAATGGTTTTGGCGAGCAGATTAATACAACAAACCTAACAGGGAACCAAAGCACATATAGCCCTGGAGCTAAGCGTTATATTCGTCTATCTATCAAGCCAACTGAAATTGAAGAAACTCACTCCGATTCGGAGATGAATTTTGACATGCCAACCTATGCGTTGACAGGTAATACCAAACAATTAACTAATAGTCTTGGTTTTATTCCTTGTGTAGAGATTCTCAATAACCCCCAAGGATTCTCAACAGAAGGCATCGGTGAATTCGATGCAATGGCTAATCATATTTGTACGCATGATGATTTGATGCGCACGATGCGCAAGAACATCACATTCTTTGGTAACCCAACACTGCTCTCGTCTCGTCCCAAGACTGACCTCATGGAGGCTGGTGGTGACATGACGATTCAGCGGCCGTCCATCGCTGCGAACTCAGGCTTTACGAGTCCCTCTACGTTAAGCCGTTCGATGTTTAAGGCTGATCCTGTCAGCCGTGGCATTGATGGTCAGATCCGTGTTCCACGCGTCATTGCAAACCTGGAGCCAAACGACCGAGTTGGTTACATCGTTCCAGATGCTATTACTGGTGACCAAAACGCATTTGCCCGTCAGTATCGAGAAGAGATTCGTACTGCTCTTGGCGGTGTGGACGAGCTTTCGATCTCTGCTGGTGTTACTGCAACTGAGTACAAATCACTGTTTGGCCGTGTTTCTGCAACATCAAAGAAAAAAGCAAATGCCATTTACACCCACGGCATCTGTCGTTGTTTAGAGCTGATTATTTACCAAGAAGAACAGCTGTTCAAGTCAACGCTTGCGGCTGCTGCAGGACTTGAGAAGCCCGTTGCACTTGCACCTGGTGCACCACCAGAGGAAGAAAATGCATATAAGCAAGCAATGCAAATGTATAACGACAAACTCAAAAAGATTATGATGGCTTGTATCGAGACCCAAATGATTCCACCAGGGGTCATGGGTCTTATTCCCGATGGAGATGTCACCGTTCTATGGCGTTGGTTGGGTCCTGTTTATGAGGATTCAACCCAGGATATTCTCAACAACTCAATTGTTGTACGAAACCTGCAAGAATTAGGTGTTGATAGCATTGAAGCATTGAAATACCTCTTTCCGTCTAAGACGGATGAGGAGCGGGCCGAGATGTTATCTGGGTTCCCATTCAGGATGGTGAATGAATTACAGGGTGCATACTCTGCATTTGCCAGGTTAGTGGGGGGAATGATGCAGACTCCCCACCCGCAAGCACCGGATCTTCCGATGGCTGCGGACCCAAGATTGGACTTAACTCCATATCTGTATCGAACATTAGAAGCTCTACAAAAGGAGATGAGTTATGCAGGACGCTACCGTCCAATCGATCCCACAGACGAGCCCGACTCCGGCAGCGGTGGCTCCCAGCAGCTACGTGGTGCCCAGTTACCAGGCAGCACCAGCAGCCCAGGCTCCAGTGGCAGCTCCGGTCCAGTATCAGGTGGGTACGAGCTACCCCCAAGCGGTACCTCAGGCGGCCCCCAATTACCAATCCGCCCCGTCTCAGTACGCCCCCCAATCCCCATCGGAGAGTCAGGGCAACCCATGGGAATCGGCGTTCAACAAGGTGGTGAACCTGCTGAGCGCACCAGTTCAATCCCCGTTCCAGGGTCAACCATCAGCTCCGACGACTCAGTACGCCCCGGCCAATTACGGCCAGCAAGCGCCCCAAGTTACGCCACAATCGGCTCCGCAGACTTGGCAAGCCAACCAGACATACTCGCCCAACTCTTCCCAAACCTTCTCGGTTCAATCCTTGGGGGACGTAGCGGATCTGCTCCAGTGGAGCCCAGAAACCCGCCACGTGGTAAGCGCGTACGGCGTTGAAGCACCAGCCATCCTTAACAACTATGCTCTTCAACTGGAAGGCATGCTGGATAGTGCTGTTGCCTGGGGCACCCAAGCCAAGGGTCTGATTGAAGGCTACGCCGAGTTCGCAGTCAATGAGCACCAAGAGAACCTGGCTTACAATGAAATCCTGACGAACCCTGATGTTCTCAGTGATTACACTCTGAAGTTCTTTGGTCCCGAAGGTCCGTACCCTGTGTACGAGAGCGAGGTTGAGCTTGAGACTCCTGGTTATCGCACTGAAGCAGTGAATCCGATGCTGGGCCAGTTCCCTGCTCCTCCTTCTGCTTCTGCCCCTCAACAGCCTGAGAATTTCTGGGGCAGCTTCAAGCAACAAATGGATGTAGACCCCAGCAATGCCTGGCGCCTCCTGAACCAAGCCCAGCCTCAAGTTGTTGCAAACAAACTGTTTGTGATGGAGTGAAGCAATGATTAAAGCAGCACGAGAAAAACTCGGCAATGTAAAACAAAAGCTTGCCGGTAAGTATGGTCAACTTATGGACCAGGCTGCTGCTAATCCCGCCGCCGCTTCTGCCATCGGTGCCGCAGGTGCCCTTGGTCTTGGAGCGGCCGGTTCTTTAGTGGGTAATCTAGTTGACGCCGAACAAGGTGAAGGTCCCCTGCGTTTATTAACTGAAGCTGTTAATGCGGGCGTAAGCGCGGCCCCTTTAGGTGCTTTGGCACTGGGTGCTGCCGGTATCAATCGTCGATTTGCAACCAATCCAGCCGCTTATCT